TGGCTTATCTTTAAGGGATTTGCTTGATGTACTTGATAACGACAATGTCAATGCCCTTCTACTTGAAATTGTGCGATTAGCGACCACAGGACTAACTAAGCTAGCCGCTGAGGGTGTTGAGGTGCGAGAAGTCGAGGCGTAGCCATGAACGAGAACAGTCAGCCTGGATACGATATTGAAAAATACGAACAGTATTTGAAGATTCAGGCTGATAAAGTTCTCACAAGCTTTGAGGAGAGAGTGCATATAATTTTGCTCAACTATCCGCAATACACGCACGAGCAAGTGTTGGAGATGGACGAGCCTGATGCTGTAGAACTGGCAAAAGCAGCAATGCGTCGCGAATGTGAGCGAACGCTGAGCCTCTTGTCGGTAGTAGCAGCAGCACAAAACAGGGAGGCCTACAAAAAAATGCATAGTGCCCTGACAAAGTCCATAAAGGAGCTGAAATGAGTTTATCTGTTGCGACGAGAAGTATTGACGTAGCCGCGCTTAGTGTTGTACGTATCAACAA